AAATCAACATTTGAAGTGCATACGGAAGTGCTATTGAATGCATCCAGACACGCGGACTTTGATCATATGCGTGGTGTATCTGCGAATGTGATGATGGGTCAAATGGGTGTGTTCGGAACGGGATCGTTCCAAGTGGTTCTTGATATGGATCAGATGAAGAATATGGAAGATGTGGAAGTAAGCACCAAGAATAATAGACAAGATATAGAAAAAATGTTTGGTGCAATTGCTGACCCGACAGATGCGTGCTCATTGAATAAATTGGTTATCCGCAATAATTTGGAGACATTGAACTCGCACAATACCAATACGTGTGATGATGATGGATACGATGCGGGGTTCTAAAACAAAATAAAAATATTATAATTTAATCAGCATAATAGAATAAATTATAAAAATCTTTTTTATGTGCACAGCAAAAGTGTATAAAGATGTAACGACATACATAATATAATCATATGGAAAATAATATTGATGATATGATAATTGTATCTGAGGAAGAAGATATGGATATGATAATTCGCCGTGAAAACAACAAGATTGATATGATAATTGAGTACGAGGACGAAAAAGAAGAGAGAGATGTCAAAGTCTTCGAAGAAAAAGAAAACTCGGTGATTGTTATTATACCATCGCATTGTTCGCGCATTATTGAAGAATATTATGTGAAATTTGAGAAACCGCCGACTATTTATATAGGTAAGAGATTAGTAAAGGATTATGAACAATTGCCATATGAAAATCGCTACGAGGACGATGAAGAATGGGGGAAAATATGTTTATTTCCACAAGCAAAATATGAATTTATGTTCTAGATCAAATAATTGTTGGCACGATAAAAGTATATAAAAAGAGCGCAATGTTATATTGTGGGGTGGGGGAAAATAAATCCGGGTTTAGCTCAGTTGGTAGAGCAATAGACTGTAGTGGTTTTTACGATAGGTATCTATTGGTCATCGGTTCAATTCCGATAACCCGGAAATGAATTTACAATTGCACAAAATGATAACATAACAATATTTTATCATTTTCATCTTATTCTAAGATATTTACTTATCTTCGTCCATGTCTATTCCTTCTATCATTAGGTCTTCGTCTAAGTCTTCAACTACATCCGGCTCTTGGTTCGGTACTTCGTTTTCCCAATTCGCGGTCTCTTGTAAATCGTTTAATGGGTCGTATGGCATGGATGCGTCAAATTCTCCTTGTTCCGCAGAATGCACCATTGGTGGTATCCACATATTCTTTATGGGTTTCGATTGAACCGCCATTGTGGTCTCGCGCGCTCTCTTTTTCGGCATTTGCTCGATATCCCAGTTATCCGTCGTTGGAAGATCATTCAGTGGATCATCTGGACTATATGGGTTAAATGGTTTGTCGCCGTTGTCATAATAGACCTCTGACATTTCATCCGTTTCGCCGATTTTCTGACGCTTTACCGATTCGTTCTCACCTATGTTCTCTCGTTTGATTATTCGCAGTCTTTTTCTAGTCTCTGCCTCTACATTACGCCAATTGTTATAGGTCGATTCGCGCTGTTCCTGTGTCATATTTCTGATTGTTTCAGCATCTATTTTTGTAAAGGCGCGTCTAAGCGAATTTAACGGTTTAGGGTGCATCAATTTCATTAATAATTCATCTTTCTCGGGGCTATTCGTACTTCCTCCGTGCTTCTTTATTGTTCGTCTCTTTCGCTTGTTCTGTGTGCCTTTTTTCGTTACTTTCCTAAATTTCCGTTTACTTCCGTGTTTGGTTTGTTTGTTCTTATGTGTCGCTGCCATATATATATTATCGGGGGAAACTATTCTTGTCTACCAATGAAATTTTGAACAATTGTATTTGCTGATTTCTTCGCTCGGATGATAATACGCTTTACCTTCATATATGTATATGAAACGAATTGCCGGCGACGTAGAATAATCTACATTACTTTCAGGCTCTTGTAATTTTAATCGAGCCGAATACCAATAATGATAACATAACAATATTTTATCATTTATATTAGTCAAACACTCTATTCGTTAATCCGAAGATTGTGCGTGTTCAGATATGTTCCAAAGTCTAGATTATTTTCGGCATATTCGGGGTTATTAATCATTTGTTCAAATCCGTTCAGTTCAATCAACTTGTGCGCAGGAGTAATCAAATGATATTCTGGGAATGTGCGGGTATTGGTTGGGCTGCGAATACAATAATAACTGTCAACCATTGTCTTTCCACCAAGAATGACCCAATTCACAGATAAACCCAGAGTTTTCAATGGATTATGCGAAAATAGTAAAATCGGCAAATTGAGAAGTGATGCAATCGCCCACAAGTCTAAGTCGGTAATATAATATTCTTCACTCATAATTAAATCTTCAAAATTCACTTGATTTTTTATGACCCGATTTATCATTGCACGTTTACCGTGTTGCATTTGTAAAATCTGCAATAATTTCGCTTGATTTGTATCCAAATAAGAACTATACTTTTTCCACAACGCACGTTTTATTGTTTGAATTGGCACTGGCTTTTTCAAATGCTTATCTATAATATCAATCAATGCGTAATAGGTACAATTCGCCGAACTATTAAATATAATTTCCCGGCTATTTGATGGAAAAACTCGTCTCCAATAACTAGTATCATTTCCAATGACTGATGGCTTGATTTCTTTTATGCATTCCGTAATAAATGTTCTAGCATTTTCATCAATATCAGATGAACTATTTTGTTGTTTAAGAGATACTTCGGTTGAATACTTCTGATGTATAGCTGGGTCAGCAGTATCAAACGTAATATTTTTAACATATTCATTCGCTTGAATAGGTACTAAATTGTCAAAATAATCTCCATCTAACAATGTCTGCAATAATAATAACTCGTCTTCATACAAATTATATTCAGAATTGCCTATATTCAAATACCGTTTGGGTTCAAGCACAAACAAGCGAACATGTTTATACCGTAATAATTCATCGGAAACCCGTTTAAAATATACAGTGTCGTTCTCGGCATTTGTTATCAAGTTCAATTTCGGGATAACTACTTTGCACGAACTACCATCTTCGGCAACTAAACAGTACTGAGATTTGTTATATGTTGTTTCAATATCGGTTATATCCATCAAATTCTTTAAGACCGATGGTTTGTAAGTCGCAAACGTCACTTGTTTTTTCAATAAATCCCTAATAATCCATTCTAATTTTCTCAGGGCAACACGATATGTTGTCTGCGTTGCACCGTCTAATATTGAAACGAGTTTTTGCCGTAGTTCATAATTAGAATGTTGACTGAGTGCAATGCGTAATGCTGTTCGGAATGCAGAATAGAACTGTCCCTCCAATTTAATATTGCGTATTGTATCTAATCGCACAGGGTCTTCTTCTGAATTCGTCGCCAACTGTTTATCCGCATTTATATAACCGCTATTTGCATATCCGGTACTATGAATTACATCAATGCCATCATCCACATTCAGTATAGGAGGGTCTATTTGCACGAACTGATTTGTTTCTGTCAATATTCCGACAATGAGTTCATCTTCAATTACTTTTAATATTGGTTTACATAATATAGATTGTTCAGATTTGCTATTGATTTGCAAGAGCGTGTCTCTTGTATTTAAATAAGTTGTCCATTCAACTTCATCCGAATATTTTACTGTAATATTGGGCAAAATGGATGATGGGAAACACGGAACAAAAACCGACCACTCACGCTCGGACACATCTTTTATCATAATTCCGATTACCTTTCTGCGATAATTTACTATTTGGGATTGAATAATGTATCCATTGCTTGTTAATAAATGGGTCAACCTGCTAGCAATTATGTTAGATTTATAATGATATACATTCGGCATACTTGCCCGAGGTTTGCAATATTTCCCCAACGTATTTTGGATAATATTCAAGACCCGTTTTAATTCCGGATTGGCAAGTTGATGCGAATACGTCTCATTTGACCGAATGGTTTTCTCCTGCTCATTCTCAGCATCTTCAACGATTTCATATTGATATACTGGTTCATAAAACGCCCCGTGTTTTAACATAATGACAGTTTCCCGACGAACATCATACATATTGGATGCATGTGAATTGGTGGGGCATATCAATTCAACATTGTCAGTAATATCATTGTCAGATATTTGCAGCAAGACTAAGTTTAATCCGCTCGGAAACAATTGAGAATTCACCGACGTAACAATATCCCACAGATATGTGTGATCAATTATCGCATCATCGTCACGTAAATATTGTATGAACCGTTCAAATGATGCAACCGTGTCTTCGTAAAAATTCATTTGTGCGTCATTTGTCGGGGTTAAACTGTTATAAAATTGCGTATTTTCATATTTTGCTAGAATATCCTTGCTTACTCTCTGCCTTTTTGGTTGAAATAATGCAACGAGTGAACCATTTTGATATTGCAAATACATATCTAGTGTGATGGCCTTCGCGATTATTTCACGCATTTCTTTAATAGATGGGGTTGGTATTTTGTTTTCCTTGTATCTGTGTACAGATGCATATATATCCGCAATGCATCCAACGAAAGATTGTTGTGGATTATTTTCAACACCATATCGCAAAAATGTCTTTACGTTTGTTTTAATTAATGCCGCATTTTTCTTGCTGATAACATCAGTGTAGTTAATATCTAAGAATAATTGAACCGATGGAGGCAGGTAGCCCCAACGTTCTTTTGGTACAAACTTATCAAATGAAGTAATATATAGTTTGGACGAGGCATCGTCTTTCGCCTTCTTGTCAACATCAATCTTTTTCTCTGTGCCCTCAGGAGCATCAACGTCGTCTGGATTGACTCCGTATTTAATACGTGCGGTTTTCAGTTGTTCGGAGTCCCAATTTTTACCAAAACAACACGGTACACCGTGAGTTGGGTGGGCATCCTTTACTAACCCCGGATTGTGTGTGATATATTTATCGCCTTTTTGGTGATAACGTCCAGTAAATTCGTGAATGTCTTCCGGTGCACATTTTGTACTATCTTTCGGGTCAGTAATCGGCAAATTCGTTTTCATACACCAGTATCTCGGACATATAAACCAATGTTGTTTCGCTTTATCTTCACTATGCCCATATCGCATAGCGTATCCATATGCTCCGCGGTTTTCGGAATCAATACGATCCTTTTCCGCATTTGTTAATATGATGGGTTGTCGATTTACGTTTGCTGGACATGTTCTCGAATATGCATTAAACTGTCCTTCTTTTCTAGACAATATGATTTCTGGTTCTAATCTACGCATTTTATTGTAAAATATGTTCGTGTTTTCCTTTTCTTTGATAACAATCGCCGTTTTTTTCGCACCGCCATCCATATCGTCTTCTTGCCCAAGTTCTTCGTCGGCTTCTTCGCCTTCTACATTGGCTTCTTCATCCTCTTCGTTTTCTTCCTCGAAAAATATAAAATCCCCGTCTTCTTCGTCACTCACTTCATTATCATCGGCTAATAATGTGCTGCGAATTAATGGTTCACCCTCAGCCGGTTTAACTAATGGTTTAATAATTTCAACATCGTTTGTCAAATTTTTTCTACGTTTATCGGCACATAAACTTACAATGGCTTCCGGTGAAACTGCTGTACTACTTGGATTGAGCATTATACGACAGATACTATCAATATATATGTCCAATGCGTGAATGTATCTAATGTTATCAATATTAGTAATTGACGTAATTAATTTATTCTCGGTCTTTAAGTACTGCATAACCGTACTAAACCCATTATTTTCTAATATATCAACAGTCTTATTTACATATCGTCCATTAATCTGATGAAAATCATTCAAGTATTTTGCAAATTCCATCGCCGCATCATCTTCACTCATATTAAAATTTAAAATCAATGCCTCAATCACTGAACGTTCTCTATTGCTTGTCTGGAATACGTGAGTAATCATAGATTGCATTGCATTCATTTTCTTATAATTGCCGACCCGTTTATAATTCATAATTAATGGTCCAGTTGTACTATGTTTGCTGATTTCAAAAAGGGTTGTTAGACAATTTAAATATTTGTCAAATGCCATTTCGGACATAACAGAACCAACTGCAAATGCGTAATCCATATTAATGATCTCAATTAAATTATGAGATGTGCTTATAAACGGATTAATCTTGTAACCAGTCTGTTGCAAAAACGCATTTAGATTATCAATGATGCCATTCACTGTTTCTTTTAAAAACGTATCTAATGCCTTGTATGAAATGCCGCTAGTAAATTTCCCCATTATGCGTATATTGCCGTTGTAACTAATTATTAAATGTAATTCGGTCGTCATTTCGTTGACAATGTATAATAATATTTCGCGCTGGGCGGACATCTTAGACAAACTCGTGATCGTTGATTTCTTCAATACCGGTTTTTTATTGCCAGCTTTCGTCATTTCTTCGCAATATAACCGATATATATTTTCCTGACGAGAACCTGGGTTGAATTTAACACAAGGAACCTCCTTAGATGCGTGTATGTTTTTAAAAATGACTTCTAATGGTAAGTTGACAGTGGTTTCTGGGTGCATTATCAGTTCGATTTGTTTAATACCTTTATTAACATCATTTAACTCCGACTTGCGTTCATTATAGATTTTATACAACATATCAATGTCCGTGTTATATTGCACAATTTCTTTATTATTACGCAGTTTTGCATCTTCGTCTATGAATGCATAACGATTATCATCTACACCCTGTCTTGTAATTATGTCTTGGTTTGCAATAACTGGGTAATATAAGCGAATAATGTATTCGTCGCTCAATCCGATGGTTTCAGTGTAGGGTAAAACGTCGCCAATTAGACATAGATACAAGTTATTGCCATCAATCTCACCATAATGCAACAATAGATCATTTTCAAATGTGATTAAATTATTATCAACCGTTTGTTTAAATGCGTTCTCAACCGCCGATAAATTATCATAAGGGTCGGCAGGATACAAGAAGTCTGTAAAACTTGCGAATTTTTGTCCAACCGGTATATTTATAGAATACGATTGACTTGGCATATACTTGAAGAGCGTTTCAAACGTATATTCGTCTTGTTGCGGTATACTTTCAATAATTTCACTATTTATGTGTAAATTTTGCAGCAACTGGGCTAACATATTTGAACGAAGAGCATATTTGTCATTTTGCGTTATTTTCTGATATATATCAAATAGGTCAATCGAACGTGTCTGTTTTGCATACAAGTAGATCTCTGGATAAGAAACCATTGAATTTTTCATTGCATCAAGGACTTTCCACTTTATAGTGCGAATTGTATCATCAGAATGAATAATATTGTTAGAGAACGTGACTTGTGTATTGTGTAGATTAATATCCGCAATTTCAATTTCGCTAAACCATTCGCTTAGGTTTAATGTAGTTTGGGCATTGCCGTTAAAAATTATTATATGAGAATAATGCTGTTCCTGGTTCACCTGAAATACCTTATACACTTGTTCGTGTGGAACTTTATTCGGCGTTCCAAATATTGCTTGATTTATTGCCTCCATTATGTTCCTTATACACTAACTGCTTATAATTTTGTATCATTTTTACAAAATTATACTTGTATAAGTTATGTTCTGTTCCACACTTCATCCACCAACCCATATTGTATGCATTTATCTGCCTCCCACCATAAATCGTGCTTTAATATATCATTCAATTCTTTTCTAGGAATTTTTGCGTGTTTCTTATAGATTGCCTTTATCTTATCCATTACAAGTTTGTTGTTCTCAAACTCATCTTCCAGTTCATTCATTTTACCCCAAGCGCCTGATGATAACTGGTGTATTAGCATATGAGCATTCTGTCTAATGTACCGTTTCTTACCGACAACGCTAATTAGCGTACCCGCCGAAGCAGTTGCCCCTTCAATAATGGTATGCACGGGGACTTTGCACGAGTTAATTACGTCAATCGCAGTAAGGGCGTCAAAAACGACACCTCCATATGAACTAATATGCAGATAAATGGGAATTGCGTCGGGGCTGGATAGGTTATGTGCCAATATGATGTTCTCTATTTCTGCTTTGCGAATAAGTGCAATCAGTTCAAATATAGTATCCCGGTTCACCTCGGAATGAAAATAAATATGATTATGTTCTTTGGTAATTGTTTTTATTGCTGGTTCAATTTCATCTTCATCGTCTTCGTCATTTCTGATAATAATATTTTGTGTGCGAATATCAGGCTTCGGTTTTGCATTGCGCCTAAACTGATACATTTCTAGTTGTATATTATCCACGCGTATGTTTATATCTATTCATAAAAATATAAAACGAATAACCGCTGCATTATTTGATGGTTTAGTAATAAAACCACTTAGTATCCTTATACCCGATATTCTTCAATTCGTTTGATATATTTTCGTCACATTCTGTTCTAGTTTTCCTATATTCAAGAATATCATCTATTTTTTTATTTTTATCAATATACAACCGGCTCAACTCTTCGCGTGCACTACGAGAATTGTCTCCACTGTTAATTTTATTCCGTGCGTCAATCTCGGCATTACATATAATCTTTAATTCATTACAGAATTTCATCTCGTCTATATGCATTTTGATAACATCCATAAATATGTTTTTGTTGTAAATAGTAGGATATCTATATCTAATTGCATCCGGAATGATGAATTGATTTTTCTCTTTGATCTCTTTTACCTTTTTTTCAATTTGCGTAATAAAATTTTGAACAAATTGAATATCATATTTAATTGTTTTTTCGCTATTATTCACTGTTTTTTCGGGTTGGTTTACTTGTTCGGCGTCTTCATCCTTTTTATTTTCGGATACATTACTTAGTAATATTTTACCAGAAGTAAATTCACACTCTGAAATAAGTTGGTCGAATGAATATGCAGTCATTTTATGCGCTTCGGCTTTCGCATCTAATTTATAAAAATTTACAAGTGACAAAATGACAGTATTTGCAGCACTTGTTGCAGAAACAATCTTTACTGCTGTGGTATTGTCATAAAATATTCCACTAACAACTGACGATGCAGACGAAATAAGAATTGCTGGGATCATTAGACGATATAGATAAAACTCGCAATAAGATTTTGCTTCTAAATACAACATTTTTTGACCTTTTAGGTACAAGGAAATTAGATCTAACGCTGCTGATAATTTGCCGTCATTGTATCCAAATTTAATGTTCATGGTGTCCATTACATCTAAAAACCCACGATAGGGCATGGGCGTTATTGGTTTTATTGCTGCCTCTATATCATCTGCATCGTCATTTTCACTAAGATCATTTTCGGGTTGAGACAGTTCCGCTGGTTCGTCTCTAATACAAAAATCTACGGTTGCATCACGAGGAAAATACATAAATATACATATATGTATGTATTAACGTTGGGGTTTAATCGCACCAATTTATGCTAGCACCCAATTTTGAAATGCCTATGGGTGTTTTGCACAATAAAAATAATTCAAAACCGACGTATAGGCGTTAAACTATTATGGCTTGCAGAAACTCTAATTTAAATCCAATAAATCCATTGTGCAGGCCTGTTGGTTTGTTTTAGTTGTAAGTTGTTCAGTTAAATAATCAATAGTTAAAATTTTTTTGTGTAATTGATTTTCCAATTGTACTATAATTTTTTGTTGGTTTTCTATCAATTCTTTTTTCATAAGCATTTCTACATAATAATTTGCTTTGTTTTGGTTCAAGCTCAGTAACCAGTTTTGATGAGCTTTGGATTTTATATGACACGCAAACTTAGTGGCATTCTCGTAGTTTTTTTCTTTTCTTGAACCGCACGGACAAAATAAACCATTCTTAATTGTAGGTATTTTGTCTATGTAATTGCCATCATTGTCAACGCTAGGTGTATATGTATCCGGGGTAATAGTTATGTCCATTATTAGTTATTAGTTATTATTTATTATATTCATAAGTTTATATCAATTTTTTAATAATGGGCAAATATTCAAGATTGCAAATACTATATAATAATCGTGGTTGTGTTTGATAATACAATACAAAATATTATATTATAATGCTATTTTACCAGACAAGACTTAAAAGGATGCGTTGGGCCTGTTGTTCTTCTTCATAATTTCGTCAGTAGACATTTCGCGAGTAGACATACCACCACGAACCCATCCATCAAGTGCCGCCTCTTCAACTGAGTTAGCAGCGTTATTCACACGCTCTTCCATCTTCTGGTCAGTCGGATACAGAGCATATTGTGCGAATGACTTATCCATAATGGTAGATGCACTCTTCTTATCAGATACCATTTCACCAAACAATAACTGAGACTCAACCGCTGGGTCACAGCTGCCACGTCCAAGAAAAGGAACAGTGGCAAAAGGACGTTGAAATAATTGCAACTTCTCAACTGCATGATCCTGCTCAGGCTTCAACATCAAGATAGACTCCGCATCGATAGCAGATCCGGTTAATCCAACACCGTGAGCATTACCACTAAACATAACGGCGGGCTGGTTTGTGGCGAAATTAACGTGGCTGTTGGACGTTTTATCGCTAAAATAGTTAGATAGTGTATGATTTGCAAATCTGGTATTATATACATTTTTTTGGGACTGATCGGTCACATCATCGCCAATACGACCTGCATTATTAAAGAGATAGGAACTAACAGAAGACATTGTAATTCACTTATTATAGTATAGTAAGAGAATGAAATTTACAGAGGGCGGTTTTAATTGTTGCGCTAATAATTCGTATAACGAGACATATTTCTGGCGCAGGCAAACTGGTTGCCTTCTTTGCACGATATCATACTACCGTAACAGAATTCAGCAAATGATTGTTGGTCGTTTGGAATAGTGGTGCTTGGATTTGAGTTAAATGGGCGCAACGATTGTTCAAATGCCAAATTATCGCCTAAATCATTGAATAATTTATTGGCAATATCTGGCTGTCCGGGGTTGGCTTCATTTACCAACTGTTTGGCGCTGTTTAAAATCGCCGAATTCACTTTACTGTTAAATGCTGGGGGAGCGGGCTTTTTATTTGGGTTATAATCATAATCCGTCATCATAACATTACCAAAAGGATTGCTTGTATCAGGTTCCAAAAATGCATCGGTGGGTATATTTTTATTATTTTCGGTTAAATATGCAATGGCCGGACTTTCAAAACCCTCCTTGTTCTCTTCCTTTAACGCCTTAGACTGTACTTTCGCTGCCTCTTTCTGGTGATAGTAATGCAGTATGTATATTGCGCCGACGGTAATCAACCCGACAATTAATGTACGTATGCTGCGAGACAATAATGCACCCACAACAGTTAACAATATGACAGTTCTGGTCACGGCATTCAACTTTTGTTCATATGTCATATCTTCTACTGGAAAAAACTCAAATAAGTACTTTTGGTTAAATAATATATTTGGGTTCTCTGTCCAAAATGGAATGTGTCTTGCACGCTTTTTCACGTTTGTATTACAGGTTTCATCATCTGGATTACACTGTGCCGGTTCCGCAGAAACTACGGGTGGCATAGGCTCTGATTTTAGTTTTGGTTGAACCATCTATATTAAATCTGTATATATATGGGTCGCATATTTTACACCGACGAAATGACTAAATTGTTACAGCAATTTCTTCTTTACACACTTTGAATCTATTTGAAGAGTTTCGCATTTTTCGTCGTGGGGTACAATTTTTAATACACATTTCGCCTTCTCTCCATACAATGGCTCAGTGCAACCGTTCTCTATTTTTTTACCACGTTTGCACGTCTTCGCTTTGATAGGCTGGGCACATCTCGCCCTAAAATGTTCATAACGTTCTCTCACGTCTGCATATGATAAGCCAGACGATTTGCCTAACATCTTATTTACTAATTCGTGTAAATCATATACATACTTTGAAAATGTTTCACGGGAATGCATATGCTTCATTGTCAGTGGTAATCGTTTAAAGTTCTTGCGCAAATTCGCTCGACACTTGCCGCAAGGCAATACATATTTTAAATTTATCATAAAATCTCTATAATGATGTTTGTCCTCATTTGTCGGCTCAACCGGATAATTAAAACTCATCGTATGCATATAATGCCACATTCCAGGACCCCATACGGTAGTTAACATTCCATCGTTACTATTATATTCATCTAGTGAATAAACTGGCGCGAACTTAGTCGTTCGTCGCCGCTTACGCGTGGTATTCATTTTATTACTTTACATTGTATGGATAAATAAAGTTATTACTAAATTTTACTGATTTAGCCAAGATGGAATTTCGTTACAACCATTAAAATAATGTATCGGCATTGTGTATATAATGCCTGGTGTAGTTGAAGTTGTCAGTAACTTATTCCGCCCATACTATAACTATTTGTTAATTCTGATTAGTATAATAATCGCTGTTCTCGTTGCACGCTACGCATATGCAACTTATTATAAGAAAACGGTTGACAATAAATTCGCGAATGTAGCAAACGCAAACCGACGCAATAAAGAAGCCGAGATTATGTTTTTTCACGTAGACTGGTGCCCACACTGCAAAACCGCTTTGCCAGAGTGGAACAATTTCAAAAAACAATTCAATGAGAAAGAAATGAATGGACGCGTGATACGATGCAAAGACATTGATTGCACGAAAGAAAACAGTGATGTTACTAGTTTGATAAACACATACACTATCGAATCTTACCCAACAGTGAAATTGCTAAAAGACGGCAAGACAATTGATTTCGATTCTAAAATTACAGCTCATACGTTGGAACAGTTTGTCAACACGATGCTCGTTGATTAAATAATTTGAATAGCAACTAATATTGGTTATTTGCTATTATATGACAGTTTAATGATCCACTTTCGCTGCATCAACACCTTGTTGGATTAGTCGTATCCGTAAATCGCTATCGTTCGTAGTATTTATTAGATCGTATATAGACAACGAAGGACACCATATGTAATATTCGTGTGCGATTGCATACATATCTTGTTTATCTAAGACCATTCCGATTAATCTATTTATTATAGAAATGACATAGTCTAACAAGGATGTTTCATTCGTTATGATATTATTGCATTCATTTGCGTTGCTGCCTTTATACCGTATTCCAAGTATTTCGCTAGGATTAGCACCATTTTTTATGGATTGCTCTAATGGGTAATTTGCAAGTAACCCACCATCACAGTAACATTCATTCGTTTTAAATAAAGGCGTAAATAATACGGGTACTGCACACGAACTATATATTGCTTCTATTACATTCCAGTCCGGATGTGTTTTATATGAAACGTCTATCAGTTGAAACGAATTTATGCCAGTTGTACACATATGTATTTCAATGTTGGTTAATTTATAAAATTCCAGCAATGTTATATCCATTCGTATATCCTTGCCATTGAACAGCGGCAGAAATATATCCTGTATGATTTCCATACCAAACATCCCCCGTTTATTAATTGTATCCAATATAGAATACAGATTAAATGTAAAAACGTTTTGCCAAGGCCGTTTAATTAAATAGTCGTCGAGTGTTTCCCAGTCATAATTTAATGCCAACATCACTGCAATGATTGTTCCCACCGATGTCCCATATATGGTTTGTATGTTTTCTAATTGCCATAGCCCTTGCCGATGGCTTTCTTTTATTGCGCCATAAAATGCAAAACCAGCCAAACCGCCACCAGAACATACAATATGTTTGATTAATGGTTTTTCTGGTTTAACTTCAGTATCTGATTGTTCGTCCATTTGCATAATTACGTAAAATATTTCTATGTTTTTTCTTACGATATGTATATTGTTTGGTATTAAGAGATGTCTATATTTCTACAAACTGATGAAGATGATGTTGTTCAAAAAATGAATATTGATGACTTGTTTGCGAAAAAACAGCGCCACGATTTGAAGCAGCTAAGTATATATAATAAATTATTAAATCGGGTGCATAAGCGCATTACTGCTACTACCCGAGGTCGGTCAGTTGATACTCATATATGGTTTAATGTTCCAGAATATATATTCGGAGAACCTGTGTATGATAATGCGGATTGCACTGGTTATTTAGTAGCAAAATTGGAGGCAGAGGGATTTAGCGTTCGGTATATGCATCCAAATACCCTCTTTGTGTCCTGGAAGGACTGGATACCGTCGTATGTCCGCAATGAAGTGAAAAAGAAAACTGGCATATTGCTAGATGAACGAGGCAATATTAAAAAAAAAGCAGGCGAAGATGAGGCCGAAGAAGAGGATGTAAATTCTATTATGTTGGGCGAGAAACAAACTGCGCCTGGGGCAAAACCACAGAAACAATACGCAGACACGAAAGATTATAAACCCACTGGTAAACTGGTATATAATCCGGAGATGTTGGAACATTTAGAGAAAAAGGTTTCGTTTCGTTAACATCCTTGGACGATTATGTCTATTTCTTCTAGATCTAGATTTTCGTGATACTTTTCTTGTTCTTTTAATACGACCACCCTTATTGGCAGTCACCTCGGGAGCAGCAGTCACCTCAGGAGCAATAGAAGTATCTTTGGATGTTTCGGTCGCAGGAACTGCTTCGGCGACAACTTGTTTATTCTGGGTCGGGTTTCTCGTTTTATATTTTTCAATAGTATCATATAAAGCACTATTAAATGATACCTGTCCCAGAATGCTCGGGGTCACCACAGACTGTCTTAATGCTGATATAAACGCAGATTGTGATTGGTCTGGCTGTTTCTTAAATTCTGATAAAACCTTCTCAACTGCGTCAGTGTATAATTGTCGACCATTAGATTCCCAAAAATCCGGCACATTACTTTGTAAGTAGTCAGTAATTCCAGCGGTGATCTCTTCTGGTGGTATATGTATTGGCCTATCATAGTTATTTATCGCCTTTTCTATTATAGTATCAAACAGCTTTATAAATTTATTTAAAAATGGATCCTCCGGTGGCATTTCATCGATTAGTTTTTGTTGAAGAACATTTACAAATTTCTCACTAAATTCCTCGCTATCTATCTTTTGTCGTAATCTATCAAGTGTTCCATTTGTTATTTTAGTTATAACTTCATCTACCTTTGCTGCTAATAATTTGCACGTTTCATCGGTTATTCGCTGTGACATTGTTTTTCCGGTATCAGCAACTGTTGATGATATGGCATCCGCAACTTTATGTTTTATATATTCTGTCATGTCAGCGTTTCTATAATATATACACACAAAAGAAAATTGAATGCGGTTAGACTAAATTATTAGTATCAATCATTATTGCAATATCTAATCTCCAATGAATAATCACGCAATTCAAGTACCGCAGACTTATCGTAAAACGCAAAAGAAGAAGACCGACATATCAGAAGCAGATAAATCTAGATTGTGGGATGTATTTGATATTGATGCGCAGTCTATATTGTACGATAGTGCAGCGGCAAACAATGCGAATATAGAATGTGTATATACAAAAGACCCTGATAAATGTAATCTATGCAATTCATCGCTAATCATTATGGAGGATGGATTTCCGACTTGCATAAATACTGCATGTGGGGTGATGTACAAAGATGTGCTGGATTTTTCGCCAGAATGGAGGTTTTACGGCACCGAAGATAAAAATGCAAAAGACCCCACTAGATGTGGAAATCCAATTAATCCATTGTTAGCGCAATCTTCATTCGGCTGTACGGTAATGTGTACCAACAAGTCTTCGTATGAAATGAAGAAGATCCGCAAATGGACTGAATGGCAATCTATGCCACATAAGGAAAAGTCGTTATATGAAGAATTCCAGTTTATTACGGTTATGGCTCAAAACGCGGGCATACCTAAAATATTTATAGACGATGCTGTTAGCATCCACAAGGATATTTCTGAACAGAAAATGTTCAGAGGCATCAATCGTGATGGCATTAAAGCCGCATCTATTTACATTTCGTGTAGATTGAACGGTTGCCCTCGCACAGCGCACGAAATTGCTGAAATATTCAAATTGGACAAAACGAGTGCGACAAATGGATGTTCTGTTGCTGTAAATATACTGCATAATATCGAACGTAAGATTGACCCGTCGCACCAGTCGGATTTGTGCATTACATTGCCCAGTTCATTCATTGAAAGATATTGCAGTAAATTGGGAATTAATCAAGAACTAACGATGTTGTCTAAGTTCATTGCATTCAAGATTGAACAAAATAATATTATTACAGATAATATTCCTCACGCAATTTCCGCAGGAATTATATACTTTATTTCACAAACATGCAATCTAACAGTTACTAGAACAGATATTAAAACTGTATCGGGGGTTAGTGAAGTAACAATCAATAAATGCTATAAAAAACTGGAAATGATACGCGACACATTACTACCATCTACAATTTTAGATAAATACAAATAATAACATATACGTGTGCAAGTCTGAATATTTTTATTTGTGTATAGTATAGACCAGATGCAAGCACATATTGCCGCTATGTTGCAAAAGAAAAAGATTATTAAACCGCCAGCACCTGTACCAGAACCTGTGCAGGAACCATTGCCAGAACCAGTGCAGGAACCATTGCCAGAACCAGTGCAGGAACCATTACCAGAACCTGTGCAGGAACCATTGCCAGAACCCGTTCAAGAACCTGTACCAGAACCCGTTCAAGAACCTGTACCAGAACCCATTCAAGAAACTGTACCAGAACCCATTCAAGAAACTGTACCAGAACCCGTTCAAGAAACTGTACCAGAACCCGTTCAAGAACCTACGCCAGAACCTGTTCAAGCACCTACGCCAGAACCCATTCAAGAACCTACGCCAGAACCTGTTCAATCACCTGCACCAGCAAATTTAAATATAAATGCACCTACATCCCCGTCTGATAAAGTTGTACCAAAAATGATATTTATTGTTCCATACCGAGATCGTCCTCAGCACTTGCATTTTTTCAAGGAGCAAATGGGTAAGGTTTTATCTAATATTCCAAAAACAGACTATAAGATATATATATTGCACCAACAAGATGAACGCAAATTTAATCGCGGAGCAATGAAAAATATTGGATACATTGTTGTCAAGAAATTATACCCAAATGATTATAAGAATATTACTCTAATATTTAATGATGTGGATACAATGCCATATACGAAGAACTTTCTAAAATATGATACTGTACCTGGTATAGTAAAACATTTTTATGGTCATCGATTTGCACTTGGTGGAATTGTATCAATAACCGCTGGCGACTTCGAAAAAAGCGGCGGGTTTCCTAACTTTTGGGCGTGGGGATACGAAGACAACACATTAAAATCACGAGTAGATAAAGTTGGTTTAAATATAGACTACAACCAATTTTATCCAATTAAACATGGCAATATCTTACATTTGAGTGATGGAGATATTCGTAATGTAAGCCGTACTGAATTTGATATATATACAAGCAATACTGCTGATGGTTTTGCTGATATAAGAGATCTAACGTACAACATTGACGAAGTGTCTGGTTTTGTGAATGTAACAGCATTTGAACCCAAGGTTCCTGATGACAGCATTATTACCAAACCCCACTCTGTTGCAAATGTTATAACTGGGAATACTCCTTTTGTTGGACGAAGACGACCGGCATTCGGTAGAATGATTTAGTGATAACATTTGAGATGTCACGATATTATTATATCGTGATGGTTTATTGTGTAGTTTGGTTTACACTTGTAGCTGGAAAAAACTTAATAGCTAATCCAATTTCGTGTGCAGTTTCCCATATACCAGATATTTTAATAACAACTTGTGTATTAGATGTGATTGCATTATTGTCTTCACAATACAATTTAATTTTACCATATTGTAATCGTTTTTCTATACTAGTTGAAATATTAACCGGTAGATTATAAAAATGCTTATAGTAGTCAAGTAATCTATATTCAATATCCGATAATTCTTTCATTATGCAAATGTTTCGTGCATTGCATATATCATACTGCATAAACAACTCATTATCGGTTGAAATTATGTTGCTAGAAACGAATGAAATATGATAATATATAGAGTTTAATACCAAGTATTGATTTGAATATAAAATCTTAGTAAAATATCCATTAATTAATACATTTCGTTTCTTATCCGCCAGAAAAATTTCAGATAATGAAAATGTAGATGGGTTCAGTGTAATATTCATTTTTACTACTAGTATAAATGAATTATCGTTTATCTTGTTTACATACAATATTTTATGCGTTAGTAGGCATATTGGCAACGTCTATTTTACTTTGAAGTGTATCTATTTCCGTTTGCTTTGTTTGTATACGCGTCTTCAACGCATCTACTTTGGATTGGTTAAGGCTAACTACCTTTTCAAGTGTAGTTAACTCAGACTTTAATGTCGCCATTTCAGTTTGCAATTCATTGATCGTTTTCACCGATGCTTTCTGTTGTTCACTTGGACCCGCGGCAGGGGCAGGCTTATCTTCCAGACCTTCACGCATAGTAAATACGATATGGTTTATAAGCATCAACACAAAAAATGCGACGATGCTTGATAATACCAATTTGCTATATTTCGCCAAAAACGTCATTTAATAATATATATTATAATATATATTAAAATACATGTCTTCGAATTCTAATATTGGTCTAAATGAAATTATATCTTGGAAAGGACAAACATTTAACCAAATTACCAGTTACATCCGAAAAAATGGTGGTGTTAATTCAGCAGTAAACGTTGGAACCAATATATTCAATAGTCTTCCGTTGAAGATTTACCGTCGTGAAATAGCTGTTCCAATTGAAACAAATTGCAAACAACGGCACGCAATGCGAATAGATGAGCTAAATGCTCCTGGTGGCACCATTACTAATTCGTCGGTAAATGCAGGTGGTTTAGTTAATAAGATAGACTTTAATTTAACCGAAAATTCAAGTGAACGTCCAGGCAGTGCGTGTGACAATGTGTGTGCATCTACCGGTAGCAGTTCGCAATCAAATGCATTGCGACGATTGCGTAGTGGGGGAATGATAAAGAAACAATTTGATTTATCTACTAGCAAGCAAACTTATTATACTAATTCACAACAATACATTAATAGTCGCAATCGTGGGTTTAACCAAAATCAGTTCTATTATACTCGCGTCGGCAACACATCCTCAAAGCCCGGTGACAGTTTATCAACCAATAATATTTATGCGACAAATACTCTTACGGATTGCAAAAAATTATATATTTCGGCGGCTACCAGTTTCCAATATACATGGGTAAACCAACCAACCATTGTTAGTATGGTAAACACAACACCTCCTGCAACAGTTACTGTAACTTTACCGATTGGATACTACAATATTAATGATATAAATGATGTCTTGCACAATACTATGATTGCAAATAATCATTACTATCGTCAGCTGGATAATCTAACAAATATATTTTTGTTAAACTTTGCACTTAATAATAGTACAGGTTTAGTTGAACTGACTGTTTCTCCTATAAGTGCAGCGATAGTTTTAGCAAATCATTACGGTAAGGCATTGGTTACTACGGAATTAGGTGTACTCGAAACAACTGCCTGGACAACCCCGACGGTAACACAAACCCCTCAAATTACTATACTTAATAATAGCTTTACAACTACAATTGGATTTGCTAATGCGACATATCCTGCGGTAAATACAAATACAACTGTTCAAACGTTTACTGGTTCGTCTGTTCCACCATTGCAGCCAGAGGGCAACAGAGTATACTACAAACCGAATAATCCGCAATTTGCACAACAGGGTGCAGTAACGTCTAGTTCAAGAATTGCACGTAAAAAATACGACACGATAACAAATTCTGCATCTTCGTACAGAACCGCATTCGGAATGCATGTATCAAACGCCCTTGCGTATGGCGTTCCTGCTAATGGATACACAATCAAAGACAAACTCGGTTATCCCAACAAGAACACGCCCACGGTTACTGCTACGGGCGAGATGCGGTTCTGCCAGTAATCAATTATAGCGTATTGAACGCAACATTGTGTTTTGTGCACCAATTTTGACATTTCTGTATGTTATTGCGAATTAGTGTTTCTATTTTATCATATTTTGTTTTTTTTTGAATAAGTGTCATTGTATAATAGATATTTTCAAGTTGCTGTTGACCAAATACTGAGTTATATTCATTCACTTTGGTGATGAAATGTAGTGGTATGATACAGTCTAAAAACCGCGCCGCATAATGCGTATCTGGTGCGTTTGCCATTTTTTCAAATGCTTTATGTAAATTTGAAAAAAACGGAATACAAGAATTATATATAAACCCTTTGCATACTACGTATTTTTCGGAATTTGCATAACGACTTGTATGTGGTTTTACAATATATACGTTTTCATAGAAGGAAGACAGTATATACAATATATCCACTGTATGTGGCATAAAACAGTCAAATATTTTTAATATGAATGTTCCGCCCGCACGTTGCATTACCAATGCATAACACATTTGGGCGAATAATAGGTTCGCAATGTGTATTTCTTGCTTATTGAAATCGATTGAAAAATCAAATCCTCCGTCCGCGGTAATTAAATCCATTGACGATGCATATTTGGTCTTACAATGCTCGAAGTTTTGCAATGCTAATATATTCCCAGTATTATCTGCACCCGTTTCAATGTATACATTCGCATTCTGCTTTAAAAAATTGTCCGTTTTTTTCCAGCTAGGTATATTCGGATCATTTTCGGTATCAATAATTGTCATTCCGGTATATATGTCGTGTTTGCAATGACGCAGTTTTGTAATCGCTTCAATAAATCCGCCGGGACCCTCGGCCAAGTGAAATGTGCGAATTGGCTTGGAGTCGTATTGTAGATGAAATAACTGTATAATTTCAATCATTTTAAAATATGACCGTGATAAAGGATTGTACTTTGAAACACATTTCTTCTTGAATGGAACAACCGTGTGTATATATTCGTATGGATTAGTGTATTTCTTAAAAACGTCCCATTCAGTTTCTATGGTACTTAGACGATGCTTAATATCTGATAAATATGTGGACAATGCCTGTGAAATACACGGCTTTGGAACGTTCTCACTATATATGTAATCTATGCGTTTATGCACATTCATATTGCTGCGTGGCACTTGGTAATATGTCATATTGATAATAAATAAATCAGTTATTTATTATAGTCATGCAATTTCTATATCATTTATTGAAATGCCTATTTTATGCGTTCATATCACAAACCATACGTCTTAATTCCATTACATCATCATTATATGTAACGCCCATCCATGTACCTGCTGACTTTATCATTTCCAATTTTAATTCTCCGTTGCGTATTAGTGTGTTCAAGAAATTTGGCAATAATGTCTCCACTGTGTTATTTTGCATATTTTCGGATTTAAATATATCCACGTCTCTAATCAGATGCCCTAATGCTGATGGCTGTAATAATAACAAATTTACACTGACATATTGATTATTCAATTCATACTCATAGAACATGGTTTTATCAATATTCACATTTTCTTGTAATGCAGATACACACCCATCATCTCGCAATGTTATAAATGCACGGTTTGCAGATTTATTCTCAGGTAATGTTGATCCAAGTGTAAATCCGATAATGTAATTGCTAGTTGATAAGCATTGTTTAGATATCATATCAAACGTTTGATAACCATATAAGTCATCGCTGTTTATCAATAAAAAATGGGTCTGCATATATGACGCAGCAGTTGCAACGGCATCTGCGGTTCCCCACGGCTTAGAACGACCCTCTCCCATTTCTTGTATATTATATGTAATTTTGTCACAAATGTTATGCTTAGAGTTGACCAAATTGACTTCTTCCATTATTGGGTCTTTATTGTCAACATTTAACACCAAATGTATATGGCATATTTCTAGACTTCTCCTCATTTGTTGGATTGAAACCTCAAACAGGCTTTCTTCGTTTGGTCCAATCTTGCATAACATTTTTGGGGTTCCACCAAACCTAGACGACCTACCTGCGGCCATTATCAATAACGCAACTTTCATCGGAATTTGTATATACAAATTTGAAGATTTTAATATGTCCGAATAAAACGTTCTAAACAAATCTAATACACAGTAATGCAACTCACATCGCAATGTGTAAATAAAAATATGGATAATTATCTTTATTTACGCGCATCAACACTATCACTTATCAGTTTGTATCTGGTTCAACACCACCTTACGCTTTGTCACCTTGCGGGCAGGTTTCTGCTCAACGACCGCTTCGGCTAGTTTCGGCTCCGGTGCAGTTGCTGACTGTTCTGGCTCAACGACTGTTTCAGCTGGTTCTGGCTCGGTCATCAGTTTCTCTACTACCTGCTCAGTTTCTATTTCTTTCTTTGCGATAATGTCCGCCATTTTCTTAGCATCCACGCTGCGCACTTTCTTAAATACGAAATATCTATTCATAAACGATATTCTTTTCTCCTCGGGAGACATATGGGCCGCCATACCGTATTCTTGACTTCGGCGGGGGTTCTGTTTCAGTTCCATTTGCATCTGGGTAAACATCTCAGTGAATAGTCCTGTGCCATCTGGCAAATTCATTCCAGCAGCTTCTTCTTTTGTTACTAATATAAATCCATAATCTTCCATTATTCTCGTGAAATACTCAAAATTCACCAAGTATTCTCGGAAGGTTTGATTGATGCTTTCCTGATAGACGTTGATTGCATATCCCAAACTCATATCTTCATCTGGGAAACCCGTCTGGTCATACATTTTGGTGATTTCATATATTTTTCGTCCGTTCTTAATAATAGTCATACTTTCACCATTGCTCTTATCCTGCAACAAGTTAAACACGGTACGCCCATCATAGCACGTTCCAATGAAATGACCATTGATCTTAGTGCATTCGGATATATTTCGTATAAATTGATGGAAAGTTGTTTTATTTTCAAAGAAATAGTGCATCGCGAACTGGCAAGAACTGACATTAAATCCTTGTTCGGCCACACCATACTGATTGTACACTCCCTTGCCCAGCAGAGTTAGGTCCTTTGGTCCATTTCCAAAAACCGATTTGGTTATTTGCTTATCTTTTTCGGTCGCCATTGCCTGTGCAGTTCGTATGTTTAAACCACTATCTCCGGTAACAAATAACACCTTTGGCATATTCGTATATTTCTTGCAAGCGTTCAAGTATCTCGCACACGCACCGTCCAAATTATTGTGGATGTTGTCCTTTGATACATCTACGCCAAAGACGAACTTTAAGTTTGACATACGCCATTTCGGCATATCGCCCGCTTTGCCCACCGCATAGTCAATTAACGTGTCTCCACGACTTGAAACGCCAATGATTAAGTTCTTCTTCACGAATAAATTGTGGAAATCACGCAATCCCTGTGTGCTAGTTTCCACATTTGACCGATTGTAATACACTTCATCGGTTCGTTCAAATGACGGAATATTTTCGCCAGTTGATATCACCGCATCTGTAATGGGATAGTGAATAGACCGCCAGTTATTATTTGCAACGTGATACGCATTTCCATATTCGGGCTTTCCTGCACGCAATTTGGCAATCTTATCGTAACGAACTCGCAGAGGCACCCACTGCCACCCTTCTTTGTTCTCCATTACGTATTTAAATTCTACTATCATATCATCTTCAAACGTCTCCCCTTCTTCCGTTTTCATATATTGACTATTTCCGATTCCCATTAATGGGACATTGCATATGTGTGCATTGGGGTCATATGGATTTGTCGGTTGAAATGGAACTGGTTTGTAGGTGTCCACCTCGTCCACATCCTCCGGGTTCGGTAACTTGTCATTCAATATATCTTGGCACGGGTTCAGGTAACCGTGTTTGCGTTCATCAAATCCGCATCTTAATGTCAGTGTTTTGTATTGAATTACATCTAATGCGTTCATATTTAATCCAGACTGGAAGACGTTATGTATGGCATCACGTCCCGTCTTGTCCTTTTGCACAGACACTAGGAAATCTATCGTATTGAATTGCGGCGGTTTCCATTTAAACGAATGCTCCCACGTATTCTTCTTCAATGGACCCGGACCATTCTCCAAATCTCCACCTGCTGGGAATTTTGCGGGAGTAAATATCAAACCATCCGTATTATATTCAAACAATCCGTCCTGAATGTCCGACAATTTTTTGGAACAAGCCGCAAAGATAGTTCCATACGTACGATCAGAATAGAATGTTTTGGATTTTATCACAATCCCCACCGATTTCATTGTCGCGTCGTCTGCTGCATCAAGTATAGATTTTGGTTTCAATGCACCAATTAATTCATTCAACAGCGGCAATCTATAATTTGTAGGTGGGACTTCCCCCTCCTCCAATTTGGCGTCCTCCACCTCGTCAGTTTTTATAAATGGAAATTCACGAACGGATTTCTTGTTTACATAATAAATATCAAATGCTGCATATACGTTAATATTGTTTCCTAATTTGTCCGATTTAATATGTTCTCCGTCCAATAAACTATTGAATATTGATTTGTCGGTGGTTTTTGACCCAGTAAATATCACGTTCATATTGCTGTCTATCATATAGATTTTGCCGTCGTTTGAAATATACAACAACATTCGTTCTCCATCTGCCTTTTCGGTTACAGTGTAGTCTTTGCGTATATTCGTAATCATTGACCCTTCCGCCGGCTCTACAATATTCTCCACTTGCAATGTCATTGATCCTGGTCCGATAAAGTCTTTGTATCCGACCCACCTAGACACGTATTTTTCACCGTGCAATAACTGCATATATGCTTGGAGTATGTTTTCTCGTTCTAAGTACGAAATCGGGTATTTGGTTCCTTGCAAGCCACTTAGAACAATACGAATGCATTTGCGGATGGATACCATCAAATTCTTTGCAACACTATAAACGGTTCCGGGACCAACACGAGAATTATCTATTTCCAATTCTATTTCATACGTCTCCGGATTGTTAAATATGTTCGCTTCCTGTACAGTATACGTCGGAACGTGAATTCCCTTGACGGTCTTGGCCGATTTTACTATACTGACGTCCACGAATATCGGATAGTCTGGATGTGAGAAGCGAACGCGGTTCAGGTTACGAAACCGTTTCTTTGCATCTGTCCAATTGGTTATAATATTGCGCGCGACGGCAGAATGGACATTGTAATCCTGTTCGGTTTGGTAGGAAACGCGGAAATTGTAATCGTCCATATCCACCTTATTGATAAACTCGCCAGATGGACGCTTTGCAGTCATTTTTTGTGTAAATTTAATCTTGTTTGATAACATAGACGGCATATCAATTATTTTTTGTAGGTTATTTGTGCGACAATATTCTTGTATCAAGTCAGTGCCAACAATTTCTGCACGAATGTTTGACATTTTTGTTTGTCCAGTGCGATTATCTACATATTCGGTTTGTACGCGCAATATTTGATTTCCAGTAATAACATCCGGCGTAAATCCACACGCAATTAATTGTTTGACTACGTTGTCGTAATCTATCTTGCTAATCGGGCGGGATAATTTCGGATTTGTACCAAAACGTATCTCCAATTCGTGCGATTTTCGGTCTAACACAGCGTGTGGATTATTTTCTAAATAATAACGGACTATGTTCTCAAATTCGTCTTTCTTATTTGCAATATCCTTTGCTGTGCGGGTGCCACCTCTACCGACTTGTGGAGGTACATCATTAGACACGGGCATATTTTCCATAATATATTATCTTATATAGTAAAATCATATATTATTTTAAATCAATTCAATTTTGTAGTTAACGGTCATCATTGCCATAGTAGCATTTCTGATATCTCCTTGTATAAATCTGCCTTCTTGTACTTTATATTGCAATCGTAAAAATTTAAACGCTGTGCGAGGACAATCAGTTCTTCTAATTTGTAATGCGATATCGCTTTCAATGGTCTTGCTGAACTGTCTAAACAAATCATTGTTGTCTCGATCTCCGTCTTCCGTTCAACACTTAGCGGTTCAATATCTACACTGAATATTCCATTTTCTCCTTTGTAAATTAAATAGGTCGGATAATCGCCGTCTTCCATTGACAATAGTTTCAATAACCCCTTTTTGTTTGCATCTGCCAAATATAGATTGAACTTGTAATATATGCACATTGCCAATGCTGCGTTTAAATTTGTAGTTGGTTGGACTGTCAATAGTGATGACAGTGTCATTTGGGCGGCGATTTTTGTCATTTTCACATTGGTTTCTTGGAACTTTCCCATATTTCCTTGCATATATTGCATGACTTCTTTGTTTATTTCTAATTTTTTGACACCATAGTTTCGGGCAATTTGTACATAATCGCTATATCCGTGCGCCAATATGTAGATGCACCAGAACAGCGAATCAGGGTGATTTGGAGTTATCGTCTCTTGTATTGGTGCAGGTGGGGGTGCTTGGACAATTACGGGTTGGACTTGTGTCTCAGCTTGGACCGGCTTCTCGGTTACTGGTGCAACAACCTTAACGGGCGTGCATTTGCTATGCATATATGGAGATAGTTTCTCTAATATTTGTGACAATCCGGGTGTCGGATTGTCATAAAAAAATATGGGGTTGCAGGTGGATGTCATTTTATCTTGTGAACGTGCTATGATGTATTGACTGATTGTCTTTATCTTCTTTTTCAACAAAGAATGATGACTTGAACTCGTTCTTCTGGTATTCAACGGTCGCAAACGTCTCCGTTTGATCATCTACATATTCAATATATTTACTCAATTCTTCTAGCAAATCATCCGGCAAAAAAGACATATTTACATATACTCCGCTTTTGTTCTCGTTGAGTTTGCACAATCGCTTTGATAATATCTTTAAAATTTCTATTTGGTGAAACTTGTTCATACTTTCTATTTTGGTTTTCAATGTCTCCAATTTATCCAAATTAGATGTCTGCATGTGAACTATTAGTATGTAAAGCCGGACATTTCTATATTGTTTGTTACATCTTTTATAGTATTAAGTCGCCCGCGTTTTGATAAGTTCCATCATATGTTTATTTTGTTCAATCATAATTTCTTTGAATTCTTGGTTTTGTTTCAACAATTCAGCTATGTGATTGTCTTTTGATGAAACTATTTCTTTGATTAAATTTACAAATTTACCAGTTGTTGTGTGTGTATTTACGTCTATTCCTATGGAATTGGCATTATATGGTCCGGCGCATCTGCGTTTGTGTTTGCACAGTCCAGACTGATATTGATATATTTTATTGCAATCACATTTGTATACAGGCGTTGACGACGAGTTATCAGTAATTAATCGTATATGTTTGCGAGTATGTATATGTTTATTGTAATCTTTTTTGCTGTTTGTTGCATAATCGCAGACATCGCATAGATGAGTACATTGCACATCACTATTCTTAACTGATGGCACTGGTTTATTTTCACACTTGGGTCTTGGCATAGGTTCTACGCTATTCAATGTAGCGTTATATGATATAAAATATTCCTGTTCCTTTGTACGAGCATCATGATGGTCTTTACAATGATGGTGTGCAATAATATCCATTTGCCAGTTTGCCCATCCACCGTGCTCTCTAATAACGGTGTACAACTTGAAATTATAGTTAGCAGATTTTGGATTTACACAAGACTGTTTGTGTGCAGATTTTCTTTGAACAAAATTGGTGGTGTGTCCAATATATAAGTCGATAATACTGACATCTTTACAAAAAATTTTGTAAAAAAGTGTATTAGAATAATCAATTTGTTCTTTCTGCATTTTATATACTATTATGCAAATTTAATTCTAAGTTATTTGCATAATAAGAATACTCTGAATTCATAGTGCGGTCAATGCCGACTTATCTACTTGCACTTCTTTGAGAACATTCTTTATGATTTTCTCTTCAAATTTCAGGTCTTCTTCTTTACCATAGCCGCCCAATGCTGACTTGTGATACTGAAAGTAATCCTCACATACATCGGTACCAATTTGTTCCACAGCAGGTTTGTTGTCGTTGTACCATCTCCACAACTCTTTCATATTCTTCTTAGCAACGCTACGTACGGCTTTTCTCATCTGCGTCTTATCAGCATCATCTTTTTCCCATTTATCAGCGTTTTTAATGTAGATGGTTTCCCGTTTCAAGTCGGTACAATGGAGCGGTCTTGTATGCATTTCCATATCTCGGAAGCGATGAGCCATCACAGTAGATATGCCTTCCACGAAACCAACCTGTCCAGTATGTAGGAAATCTTCACGAGTAACTTCAATAGAATTAATAAAGTCGTCCATAGTAATCGCATCCTTGCACGTTTCATTCAGAAACACATTGAGATTGAACTTGTTGTTACAATTTGTATTGTTGATTGTATTATTTCCAGAATTTTTAGCAAGTTCCATCATCTGTTTATTTTGTTCAATAATCAATTCTTTGAACTCTTGGTTCTGTTTCAATAGCTCTAATACAATGGACGCATCCATTGTGGGTGGCGCGGCAATTTGATCTGGCACATTTACTGGCGTAGGGTCATCTAATACTTCTAATGGTGGCTTGCAACTAATAGAACAACTGTGTTTATGACGAGACAGTCCTGATAAATGTTTATACGCTTTACCACACTTGCATTGTAAATTTGGGGTTACCTCGTAGTTACCTTTGGTTACCAATTGGTGTTTAGCAGTCATTAAATGGCGATTATAATCCTTCTTGTTGCTGCTATAATAGTCACATCGTTCACATACATATTTAGAATGGGTTTTCTTTGGGCTATCGTTTACCATTTCGCCCATTTCTATATGATAAGAAAAAACCCTCTAAATCCTTTTGCCCATAAAACACTTAAAAAAGTATGCAGCAAACATTTTCATCAAAATTTTTGAATTTACAGCATTATGCTGACAACGTGTTTTTCAGAGACCCCATTTGCACAAAGTCCCTCGACCCTTTTGAAAAATGGACATTTATTTTTGTCCATTTTTGGCGAGCGATGCCGATTCTTTTCTGGACTTTTATAAAGAGTGATAGAATAGTATATTAAAAGTGTCCCATATTGTGGGATATAACGAATAGGGCATTATATAGACCTACAATGGAATCCTGTAAAAAATTGAATAAACAATAGAATATAATGTAATAATATATACTACAATGTCAGCATCAAATACATTATCTTGCTCTTCGCCGCCGCCCACATCAGGAGACCCCACATTTGCAGATATAGATGTGCGAAACGTGGAGGGATTGGCATATTTATCAACTATACCAAACAATTCCATTGATTTGATATTGACCGATCCACCCTATATCATATCAAGGGAAAGTGGAATGAACACGCATTACAATAACGTAAAGCACAACGAGGACAATCATATAAATACTGTAAAAACCCTAGACGAATGGGAGGAATATAAAAAAGCAAATGCAATCTTAGATGATGAGAACCGCGATAAATATTTGAAGTATGGCTCGGTCTACGGTAAGAAATACTGTGTGAAAACCGATTACGGCGAATGGGATAGCGAATTTACGATGGAACTGCTGGAACAGTTCATTTCAGAATACTATAAAAAACTAAGAAAGGGCGGGACGATGATAATGTTCTTTGACCTATGGAAGATTACACCATTAAAGGATTTAATGGAGAAATATAAGTTTAAACAGATCCGAATGATAGAATGGATTAAAACCAACCCTCAGCCGCTAAATTCCAGTGTAAACTATCTAACAAATTGTCGCGAAATTGCACTGATCGGTGTAAAAGGCGGTAGTCCGACGTTTAATAGCAAATACGATAATGGCATTTATATGTACCCGTTACAGGGCGGGAAAAATCGGTTTCATCCCACACAAAAAAGTCTCCCATTATTTGAGGCACTCATAACAAAGCACTCAAAAGAAAATGATATTGTTTTGGATACATTTCTAGGCGCAGGCACAACGGCAATTGCGTGTAAGAATACAAACCGAAAATTCAGAGGATGTGAGATATCAGAAGAATATTATGACAGGACTAATGAAATACTGGCGGAGAAGCCTGCTTGTTTCTCTGGCGCAATCCCCTAATAATTGGAAGCGTGCAATCCATATACAAGACTATTTTTCGGTGGAATTCGACAGGGTCATACCAATAAGTATCTTTTTTTGTATTGATATTTTTCAGATCAAAGTGTTTCTTTTCCCACGGAAATTCAAAGTCATACATTTTGAATGGCGCCAGGTTCTTCGCAGAATATAGTTTGCCATTGGCGGTTTCCTCCTTAAATATCTGGCGTTTTTGTAAATTGCAATGATTGCACAACGTTTGGAAGTCATCAATCACTTGCGTTTTAACATCTAAGACGCTTTCGTCATTGTAAATATCATTTTTATGATCGCAAATTAGGTCACTCTTAGACCCACAGCACACACACGAACGTTTTTTTATTTCTCGATCAATTTCTTTTTTTATAGGGCGTTTTACTACATTTGTGCGGATTGAATGAACGAATACACCGATAATGCCTTTGCCAGTAGAATTTGAGGTCTGAAATGTGGTCAATGCGTATTCTGGAACGGCATCGGTATCGTTTTCCGAGTAGGTTTTATAGCGGTTGGCGAATATCACTGAATAGTTGAATTTTTTACCACACCATCTATCCCCGATGCCATTATCGCCCCAATCCAGACGCTTGTATTGTCGCAAATCGTCTCGCGGAATAATGCAACTGTAATTTTTTGACAATTGTACAACTAATGTATATACATCGGGTTCATTGACCGATTGTTCATTGAACGTATTTTGTGATTCCATAGATTGCTGTGTTGTGTGATATGCTATATATTCATAGCATATGACTGTAATCAATTTTGTGCGTGGTCAATAAAAATACAAATCGTTTATTTTCAAATCATATTATATTTTGGCGATTACGACATTTATTCTTCCTGTTGGTTATGTAGTTGGGCAATGACACAAATGTATGGGTCGTTTAATTCAAACCGGACACCCACAACCTTAACGGTAATCTTACTATTTTCCTTGATATCGGCAAACTTTTTATTGGTGAAATGATGGTCTCGTGCAATGAACGCGACGACAGGTACAACGCCAGTTTCATCATTGACTTCTGCGTGCACACCTGCCTTTGTAATGGTCTTTACATCACATTCAATCAGCATTCCTTCTACTGGGTGACAAACCATGCATTCAAATACGGTTTGGAATTCGATTTTGTCGCAGTTGACGGTTCCGCTAGAATATTTGAGAACCTTGACAGAATTCGGTTTAATGAAACCTTCGGGGATACAACGCCCTTCACAGTTCTTTGAGATCCAGCGTTCTAAATTGTTTTTGATATTTTGTCCAACTTCGGTAATGGAAAGGAACACCTTCATCGTGAGTAGTTCCTGGACATATACACCATAAACCTTTTTGTCATTTTGGGCAGCTGTTCTCCGATCCATCCTAATTAATATACTAGTATATAATGTTTTATCTGTATTTCAACATTATATTCAATTTTCTAAGCAACTATTTTTTAGCTTCGGCGATGCGGTTCAGTATTGCTTCTTCCGGGTTAAAAAACCAACGACTGCCCAAATGTTTCTTCTCATCATAGTATCGCAGTAGTATTTCCATCATAACACACAGTCCATTCTTAAAAATAATATTAGACAGTTTGATGCCGTCAACCACAATATCTTTATTTATTGCGGTTTCGGAGTAGACGGGGCTGCCCGCAATCTCGTTTAGTCTCATAATAATGTCACTTTTTCCAGCATTTTCACAATAGGCGCCCTTGTTATTTCGTTTATCAGTCAGCTTTTTTGTTTTAAACACAATCTTATTATTCTTAAATGAACTCATAAACCCAATGATATCGTTATAATTCTTAACATTGACAATATATTTTGACAATTGTGATTTAAATATGGCATAATCAGTAGATGGCAGTTCAGTCCAAACACCGCTATCAACCGCATCTTGAACAAAAATCTTAAACGTAGATTTTTCACTGTCATCTAACATAAAAAGAATACCAGACTGAGAACCTGCGCGCATAATTTTTGTATCTAAATGTGCCTTTATTTTCTGCTCAATGTCCAATAATGTATTGTTTTCATCATTATACAAATATTGCAAAACCAACAACTTGTCACTGAGTGGTAATGTATCCACGGAATGATGAATGGCATACTTCGTGATTAAATCGTCAGTTAAAAAACTATGGAACTGTTTTAATTTAAACGTGACATTGCCCAGATGTTTGTACCAGTCAACCTCGCCCGTCTCTAATACATTCATAATAATGGCAGTTTTCATATTCTCCGTAATGCCTTGTAAAACGTCCGTATAAGTGCGTATACCTTTAATCGCATCAATTTCGGCGACTGTCTCCTTTTCGGTTGGCGGTGCATCGCTCTTTTTCAATCGGAGTTCTAATTGCAATGCAGTAGGTTTATAATCAACTGGCACACTTCGTTCAAATATAGACGCACGTTCGTCCGTGATTTCCGTCGGCTGAAATGCATAGACATTGCCGACATTGGTTAGATACCCACGCCGGCCGTACTTATCAATTAAATATTCGTTTTTATTATTCACAAACCGAGTGAGTGCAAAATCTATTTGGATTTCGTTATATTTATAATCAATGTTCTCGTTCGGGAAACTGGTCGCAATGTTTCTAATCAATTGTTTGTTTGGAATAGTGGATTGAATATTAATATAATTGATCAGTTCGGTTCGCGTATACGACGTCTTCTCTTTGAATAATTCACGAATACGTTTCACAATCATACTGTGGTTAATCTTCGCATAATCTTCGCTGTATGTATCTTTGGTGACATCCGCAGGTTCAATTGTTGCACCGGCAGAACACGTGAAACTACAATTGTCCATATAATCGCACATATCGGTGAATGCTCTATCTCCCACCTGATAATCGATTTCCTCGTCCGGTTTGCTAGACAATTTAATCTTAATATTCTTATTTTCGGTTTGTTCCAGCAATTTCTCAATAGTAAAGTTGGTTTGCCCAATATTTAAAATACAATCAACGGAGGTCTCTTTCAATATGCGCGTAATTTTGCCGATTTGGGTTGCTTTCTTTTCGGCAAACCGATAAACGTACATATCAGCGGGTTCTTCGTCGTTATTGGGGGCGGTTGCGTGCAAGTATATTTCAACATTGCGGTCTTCAAACGGCAGACCACAGTGACTTCGGTTGCGAACACCACGACCAATAATCTGTTCAATGCGGTTCATATTGTACCAAGGTTCCATTATGTGAACTTGGCGAATATTTTTGAAATCTAGACCTTCGGCGGCAGCCTTTGTAATAAGCACGACTTTTACATTATGGCCGAGTGAATTTTCTGGGTTAGTAACATATTTTAAGTCGTCATTGTTGTTCGGCGAGAACCGTTTATCACCTGTAATCATCACATATCTTGCTGGATTAAAATCAACACCCGCGGCATTTTGTGATTTTGGTTTCATAGTAACGGCGTCAAGAGGTTCAGTAGGTTTATTTTTGAACAACGATTTGGTGTATCCAGCGGATCCATATCGCGAGAACCCCAATTCTTCCAAGGCAAGCGCCATAGGAACAACACCTCCATCAATATATTGAGAATAAACGATGATTATGCCAGTAGATGACATTATTTTATTGCAAATATCGGACATTTTGTTACTATATTTGTGTAGGTTCTCCTTGTTGAATATTCGACCATATCTTTTTAAAGTATCTTCATTGTACTCGTAATCGTATTTGAGGACATCACTCGTCTTATGTTTCATAATCTTAGCAAGACCATTTTTACCAACCATATTTTGAACTAATGTGTCAATATTCGCATCGGCATCAGCAACGTTGTCTAATTCTGGACTTGGATACACAATATCGAGTGATTGTATTGGTTTTTCTAAGTGAGTGTATCCAAACGTCTCCATGTTCTCAAAGGTAGGCATAGTTTTGGTCTGTCCATACTTATCGATGACATCGCCAGTACGGTTACGCAAATAATCCATAATGCGATTATACCCCTTTTCCTGATATTCCCCCATCTTTGTCACATATAAAGGAATGTGTTGAATGGGTTCTTCAATCTCTTTTTTATTCATTTGCATCTTGGGATAGTTCTCCGGGTCTAATTTATGTTCAGGTGAAAAGATTTCGGGATATATACGAAATGGGAATGTGTATGGGTTCTCTCCTCGCACATAAGAAATATAACCAGTTAACTTACGACGCAAAAGTGCATCGCCCGCTTCAATGACGCGTCCATTGTCATCAGTTCCCCCTTGAATAAAATCTCCATTCTTATCAAACACCATGTTTTCGGTTATCATACTTCGCTTATCAACTGCATTTAAAATGTTTGTGAGCCAAATAATTTCTTTGTAACTATTGTACATTGGTGTGGCGGACAATAACAATAATCGGATGTTCTCTGCATATTTGCATACGTCCTTCAACAATGACGCGATTTTGGTACCTTCCTTATTATCATCAGTTGGCCGAATATTATGCACCTCGTCAATAATGATTAGTCGATTATCAAAGAATTTGCGGATGCGTTTTGCCTTTACCTCTTTACGCTCTCGGTCCGAGTACTTTGTCTCGTCAAAATTGAGAACCTTTCTCTGTATAAAATGAGCCAGTTCGGTATATCCAACGAACGAATAGTATTTATTGATAATGGTGTTGATTTGACTGATAATTTTATCTCTTGGTATGCCGCGCAAGCCAGTGGGGTTAATCTCTTTCAACAGAGTATTGCCGATGCATGTATTCAAGTTCCACAAATCTCCGTCTGCTTCTAATTTGCGTTCATCAAATAGTTGAAGACGAAAGTTATTCTGCACATTTGGCGAAGCAACAATTAATATACGCTGAGTAACACCAATTTGTTTCATAAATCCGCGCGCTTCTTCCGCAATGCCGATGGCGCTGCATGTTTTACCAGTACCTAACCCGTGATATAACAACAGCGCATTGTATGGCGTTTGAAACGAAAGAAAGTTTTTCACAAACATTTGGTGGGGCATCAATTCAAAATCCGCATCACATAACATATTTGCGTGCGTTTTAATGTCGCGAATTTTGCCGTCATACATTGAATCGTGGAATTCCTTGCGTTTTGCAATTTTAACATTAAATTCGGGGTCGTTTAATTCCGGATATAGAAAGTCCAAGTTCTCGTCACTTTGGCTCGCCAAATGTTCAATCAATTCCCTTTTCTGTAAATACTCGTTTCCTTCCTTGGTGTTCATATCAGCGGGTGCAATTCCCATATCATTTTGCATTTTCAATTCAGCACTTGGTAATTGCATGTCGATTGGCACAGTAGGATCAGCCACTTCCGCATATATGCTGTCAGTTTCATTTACTTCTTCTTCGGCAACTGGTTCAGTAACGGGCGCAGGCTCCGGGTCAGGTGCTGACAAAGGAACGGGCAAAGGAACGGGCAAAGGAACGGGCAAAGGAACAGGCGCGGGTTCATCGATAGACGTATCATCATTTGTAGGCGATGGTTCTGCCGCAGGTGCTACTTCTTTGGCGTTATTTTCCAAGCATACAATTAAATTGATAATGTCCTGTTTTGTTTTAGTTCCGGCTATATATTTTTTGCCAAGCGGTAAGCCCTGCAAGTTAGCCAATATATCTCTAAGCGGTTGTCCGGTCATCTTATCAAGTTCTTGCGCACGCGCTCGTTCCAGATCACTCGCCGGTTCATATGTCGCAGAACACCCCATAACCTGTTTTTTGCCGGGCTTGTTGAGAGCACGTGGCTCACAAATGCCAGTTGCGGGGTTTCTATATTCACCTTTTGGACAACGCGTTTGTTTCAGGGTACGATTTTTGGGGATAGGCTTTGATTTTTCTGTAAATTGAGACATCCTATTCTACTACTTAGACTATATGTACAAATAATTTTACATATAGTTTATAGATCAAATCACTTGCGAAATCTGGAAAGAAGTGAGTGTATGGTTGATCTTGTTCATCGTATCAAGTTTTTCTAAATTGTAAGGTCGTATCACTTGAATGCATCGTTCAAATGACATCCACTCCATGCAACTAACCTCCGATTTTTCATAATTATTCATATTTATAGTGGACGTGTTTTCAATAAAGGTTAAGAAGTACTTATGTTTATATGATTTATAGTTTGACCCAGTAAACGTTTCTTCATACGGGGCAATATTCTGCAAGATAGTAAGAGCCGATCGATCTATACCAGTTTCTTCGTTAAATTCCCTTAAAGCACAAGTGTAATCATTCTCTTGGTAATTTCGGCGACCCTTTGGAAACCCCCATTCAGGTTCAGACCAATTATCGTGTGTATTGCTTTCATCGATTAATTCAGATAAATTATAGTAATCATCGCTGCAATATATACCAGTACGCAACGAATTGAATTTTGTTTTTGAAACGTTTTCTTCGTATTTATACTGTGATGACAGTTTATTATTCCCCCAAATATGACACCAGATATCGTCGAATTCTAAGGTGCGAAGACGTTCTTTCTCTTCGGCAGTCATCTGTTTCAACATATTTAGAATGTAAAACTTGTTGTTGACGAAGTATTTCCCCCGCATAAAATCAATAAATCCCAGTGTATCTTTTCGTCGTATCATTAAATATTCTATTTGGCCGTTATTATACCGAAACGCAATGACCCCGACACTGGTAATCGGCATTTTGCATTGGTTATATATATGTCCTTGTTTTCCGCAATTGTTACAATAATTATCTGTCATAATAAGTTTGATCTATGGTAATGAAGTCTCATATCTTTATATCTTTGTTGTATAGTAAGGAATGATATTTGACCAAAATGTTTGGGGGCCACATTACTGGTTTTTTTTACACACGATTGCAGAAGCTTATCCATTGACGCCGAATGAAGTAACCAAACGAAAATATTATGATTTAATACAGAACATGCCGTTGTTTATACCGATAGCAGAAATGGGGAATAAGTTTAGTGAAATGTTGGACAAATATCCAGTAAGTCCGTACTTGGACAATCGCGATTCCTTTGTGCGATGGGTTCATTTTATACATAATAAGTTTAACGTGTTATTAGGTAAAAATGAGATACTATTCGCAGACGCATTAGAGAAATATCGTGCGGAGTATAAACCGAAACCAGTTTATTTGCACGAACGAATTCATATCAGACGACAATATGTGCACATAATATTAATATTGGTATGTCTATTTTTGATATATGTCTATTACGAGTAAAATGTATCGGCATAGTGTATAAGAATAAAATATCATGCGTATAGAACTAATAATCATCATAATTGCCGGATTTATAATGGCAAACATATATACTGATGGAAAATATATGCGAATGTTATCATCTGGTAAAAAATATTATCAAATGGCAGGCGTGGCATTTGGAGCGCTAATGTTTTATATATTAGTTAAGCGTAATCCCCTAAGAGCCCGTGAAATGGTAACGGCATCCAACGAGTATATTAAGTATTTACCGATTGACAAAAATGCGTCAAATATCATTTCGCCAATATTAGATTTTACATCCAAACATAGTTTTGCGAACGAAAACAGTGATTCTTATTCTATTCTTCCAATGTCTAATAGCAATCAGCAACAGGCGGCGGAGAACCGCATAGCGAGTTCCGGGAAAAAATCAACAAAGCGGTCGGTGAGCGAGACCAAAAAGAAGTTTGTAGCATCTAGACAGAATTGGAAGTGCAATGATTGCCAGAACCAGTTAAGTGCGTGGTTTGAAGTGGATCATACAGTAAGATTAGAATATGGAGGAAGTAACCATATAGATAATTTAGTCGCATTGTGTCGTGAATGTCACGGAAAGAAAACTACAATGGAGAACTTGTAATTGAGGAAACTATACAATAAAATATACGTTATTGTATAATAAACAATAAAATGGATTTTGAAACATTAAAGAATGGGGCAGCTGGATCCATAGCTGGCGTATTGGCAATTATTTACTACATTTTAATAGCGCCAATGGTTTATATATTAAAACAATTGTCTGAATTCGGGACCAGCGTTTACACAGAAGCGACAAGTAACCGAGCGTATGGAATACTCATTGGTGCGATTATAACCATTGCTATTGTATTGAACTACGCGGCATCTGACCCAACCGCAGAAACAACTGACATATATAAATATTTATATCCAATATTAGCAGTAATTGGTAGCGCATTTGCATATATGCTAGTTAGTAAGTTTAGCGGCAACGACGTTTCCGATAATGCAGTTCTGTATGCATTTATGTTGCTGGGAGTAATGTTCGGAGCAGCATTTTACTTTTATTCAATGGGGCTAACGTATCCAATATTGTCAGTATTGTTATGTGTGTTGGCATATCTAGCATTGACGAATCTTGCTGGAACAGCCATAAAATATGTAATAATGGCATTGACCTCGGTTTCGTTAATATTCGGTCTGGCCCTGTACTACCTATCAAATAGCGCAGCGACCGCGCCCACTACAATATTATATGCATTGTCGGGCATATTAACATTCGCGACAATCATCGCATTGGCTATTGTATTCTATTTTTATAGCAATTATTTGAAAACAGTCGGAGGATGGGGCGGTTGGTTAGTGAACCTATTATTTTATGTTCCGTGTTTAGTATTGGATTTTATCAGTTATATTAAGCGCGAAGTTGGACTAACATCTCACTTGGTATATTATTTATTTTTATTAGAATTAGTTGCTGCATTATTGTACATATATATACCCAAAGTAGTAAATAAAGTGACGGCAAGTGAAGGAACCCCGCTCCTCGCCGATACGGCATTTCTAGATATAAAAAAAGATTTGGGCAGTGGAGAAGCATTAGCATTTAAAAACAGTGGTTATGCGGAAGATGCGGTAACCACGTACAAACGGTCATATAGCATATCCATGTGGATATACTTAAATATTCAACCGCCAAATTACGCATCTTATGCGAAAGAAAGCGAAATATTTAATTACGGCAACGGATTGCCAAAAGTGACATATGTGAATAATGTGGATAACGATGGTAGTAAAACGCCAGATGTATTAAAGGTGTACTATACAAATAAGGGCAACGCTGCGAACCAAAGTTACACTGTAAATATAAAACCGCAAAAGTGGAACCAATTGGTATTTAACTATACGTCCTCCCAAGTAGATTTATTTATAAACGGACATTTAGAAAAAACGTTTGTATTTGACGGCAATGAACCAGAATACTTGGCGAGCGATGTAATCTCGGTTGGTTCAACCGATGGACTAGATGGAGCCATATGCAATATTAAATATCATTACGTTCCACAATCAAAGGGGCAAATCGCAACCTCGTACAATTTACTAATGAAACAAAATCCGCCAACAAATATTTTGTAATGAAACTATATAAGAATGACACCTACAACTATAATTCTGTCAGTTGTTATACTACTATTAGTATATGTGTTATATGCATATTTAACTGGTACCGTGACCAAAATATCACAGAACGCAAATTTAAACGCGGCAATTCCTCCAATTACCAAGATTGAAGGTGCACGAAATACTCGTTATGGATACAGTATATGGGTGTATGTGAATACGTGGAATAACAATAGCACCAAGACCATTTTTAGCCGTCCGAATAGTCTAAGATTGTATTTAGACAATACTAGCCCCACATTAAAGCTTGACCTCACAATGAACGGTGCGCTGGTTAATAATGTGCCTCCGACGATGACTATGAATATTACCAATAACTTCCCTCTCCAAAAGTGGGTATGTGTATGTATCAGCGTAGATAATCAGTTTGTAGATGCATACTTGGATGGCAAGTTAGTTAAATCGCAACGATTTTACACATCCACCACTAGCACTACAACCCCACCAGTAACCACGGTGACTATCCCCCAAACTCCCCCTGATGCAACCGCAAGCCCCATTTATTTAGGAAATAGTGAAACTGGCCAAACATTTGCACCATTTGATGCATTCATCGCAGAGTTTAAGCGTTGGAGCGCACCAATTGATCCGCAAAGTGCGTGGGATACGTATTTAGCGGGCAATGGCACGAATGGAGTTGCTAGTGCATTTTCGGCATATGGAATAGATGTGTCTGTATTGAAGAATAAGGTGGAACAGACCAGGTTCTCGTTTTAGGTAAAAATGAATAGACCGTAATTTAATTGAAATGTCTGACAAATAATCCCAATCTATATTATAATATAAAATATAATATGAATTTTCAACCAAATGTACCATCAACAGGTGTAAATTATGGTCAGGCCGTTGCAGAACGGTTTGGCAGCACAGTTGACAATGCCAGCAACGCTTTATCTGGCACATTTAATGACTTTTCTAGCCAAGCGACCGCGGCTGCGGGGGCTACTACCGATTTTTTAACGGCAAATACGATTATTGCCAAATTTGCATTTATACTTCTAGTATTGGTGGTGTTTTTAATATTGTTTAATTTAGGAGTATCCATTGTTGGTTATTTTAGCGAACCATCCCCTGATCCGTATATTATAAACGGTATGATTGATGGTAACTTTTCAAAAGTTGTCCCTCAGGACCCGAAGCAGACAAATGCGATACCGATATATAGATCAAACGACCAATCGAAGGGCATGGAGTTTACGTGGTCTTCCTGGTTATATTTAAGTGATTTGGGAAAAGATGCGGGCAAATATCAACACGTATTTAGCAAAGGCGACGGCAATATTGATAGCAATACAAATTTGTCCACTGTAAATAACGGACCAGGACTGTACATTAGTCCAATGGATAATAAACTGCACATCATAATGAATACAGTATCTTCAACTGACCCAAATACGACAATCGACATTGATAATATCCCTATAAAGAAATGGTTCCACGTTGCTCTGCGATTGCAAAATACAGTGTTGGATGTCTATGTTAATGGCGTGGTAGTGAACCGTTTATTATTAAACAATACGCCCAAGCAAAATTATGGAAATGTATATGTTTGCCAGAATGGCGGGTTCTCGGGTAAACTGTCTAATTTAAGATATTATAGTCGGGCATTGAACGTCTTTGAAATTAATAATATTGTTTCGTCTGGTCCGAATATGAAAGTGGCGAGTAGCGATATGGATCCAGTGGGCGGATTTGATTATCTGTCGTCCCGATGGTACGCATCTAGATACTAAGCGGAGTAAAATATAATGAAAATATATATTATATTTTATTTTACAAATGGCAAATGTCAATATGAACCTAGAATTGATATGCAATTTGAGAAAACGACAACAATTGTTTGCAATGCCATCGTTTCGTGCAACCCCCATATCACCTTATCCAGAATATACGCAACAACAACTCGATATGCGCCGAAAAGCGGAAATATTGCAATATGCAGGCAACCGAATGAATACAAAAACCAATAGTTTAACCCGATCTGGACGCTATGCACAAATTATTTCAGGAAAATACCAGTCGCGACCATATACTACAACATATACGGAAACTGCGAGTTATGTGTATAATAGCGTACTAGATTTAAGCCAAGTAGTAATCACGCGCACCCCCGTTTATTCTAATCCCGATCCTACTTGCCCATTAGACAACATGATCCCTAGACCGACATCTTCATCGGATGTGCCGGGTCCAATTATCAATTTGTATAATGATACGAGCATACCTCTTTACAATTACGCCGGTTCGGCTAATCAGATGTATGCAATAACTGATGTAATTGAAGTCGATAATTTTAAGACAAAGTATACGGATGAAAATACATATGCATTCTATACGATAACTTCTATTAACGCAAACACAATACAGACTGAACCAACAGAAACTACCATATCTACATTATATATAACCAATATTATTGATGCTCCCCAATATGTATACGAATTATATGTGCCAATTGGGATTCATTTTGAAGGGAAATATAAAACAACGACAACAGAAGCAGCCGCGTTCAGTGGAATTGGGTTAAGCATACCATCGGGTGGATTTAATCCACAAGTTATATTTGGCACAAACGCAATTTCTACGAACCGAGTAATATATTTTCACAATAATGTAACATCTATCAGCAATATAACATTTAATGTAACAAATAAATCGGCAGATTTTTCAGGCACGATATATATTGGAATGTTAAAAATAACAAATATTGACCTATATACTGCACCTGGTTATATTTATGATATTAATATACTTACTGACATGGTTCTTACTACAAATAGTACTGCCGAAAAGGAGAATTTTATTTCCAGATACGAATTCAAATATGGATTATATTACAATATTTCAGATGCGAATAAAAAAACAGTCACCAACTGTACAATTGCTCAAAATGCGAGCACTGAACAATTGATTTCTATTCAATTATTAGAAACATCTTCTACATAATCCACGAGTTCTACGTCTCTGCACATCGGGCATCGAGAACATAGTGATGAACAAGTAGAACATATAAAATGACCACATTCTGGTACGATTAATTTGTCAGCAGGTATGCATTCATAGCAAACTGGACAATCTTCTGGTTTATTGGCATTTTCATATAATTTTTTTATGATTGTTTTCAAAGCAGTAAATTTTTGACTAACATTTATGAACTTATTATTATATTCTCCGTGAACCCGAGATAAGTCACGTGAGACGCTTGCAATCCGACGTCTAAAATATTTATTTTCACGCATTAATATTGCATTGTGTGCTTGTTGATCACTAAATCGTCTTTCTAATTCATTCAGTCTTTTTTCAAGATTTGTTTCAGAGGGGTCTGGTGGGAATGGGGTATATTGTTTTATATATTTTACAACAACGCTTGCGATAAGGCTGTCGTCTGTAACAGTAGTATGTGTTGTTTCCACATAAGATATTCGCTTTAAATTATATTGCGTTTCGCAATTACCCGGGCATTGTTCATAAAATGCAAAGTTTTCAAAATAATTATTAAAATCACTTTGAAAATCGGCAGCGAATGGCAAATCTTGCTCGCTGTATATTGTACCTGGACCGTGTTCGGTGCCGTTAATTGTATGATATGCATCTACATCATATAATTTAATCATTCTAGGCATAACAATATCATATAAATGCATTGACCCAGATTTATTGTTTGTGAGTGTTGTAATATTGTATTGTACAGTATATGCTTGTGTCATAAAATTGTCAATTGCTCTGCGGCAACGTTCGTCTCTGGATTTTGGCATTTTGGTAAGGTATTTTGGTATTATTGATGTAATTGTTGCAAATAATTAACCCCTAAAAATTATTTCAATTTTATGCTTTTGGTAATAAATTATGGCATATTATGGGTAAGATTTGGGTTTAGACATTGGTGTTGGCTGGGGAATATCTGTCCAGACATACATTGAGTATCTTTATCAATCTCTACACATCCTCTCTTGCCTTGATAGTCACCAGCCAAACACCATTGCGTCTTTCCAGAAACAATGGATGTTTGAATGTTACTATTTGCGTTATCCGCATCGGGAAGACTGCCCTTAATATTAGATAAATTCAAAGCATTGTCAAATTGTCTTTTCGAATTATTATCTATTGCCCCGGCACTGCCATCCTTTAATAGATTTCCGACCGAATGAACCGTACCAGTCGCAATATCAATTCCGGTTTTTGCAGTAACGGATACGACATCCGCAGTAGTATTGATCACTGAGCCAGCGGTGTAACCAAACAAAGATAGGATTTGTACAATGAGGGGTTTGAATATATTCACAATAGATTGGAAGAAATTGCCAAGTATTTGAAACAAGTTACCAAATACATGCAATATGTTTATTCCTAAAAGAGAGAATATTAGCAAAAATACCAATAGGGCGATGAGAATGTTTTTGTTAATGGTAATTCCACTCGTGCCAATATCTAGTTTAGGAGAAGCGGGAACAGATGGTGTATCCATTTTATATACTATAATCAAATATTTTATTGCTTGTTCGTTTGCATTTGACGAAAAATTTATTAGTTTATAATAAAATGGGTCTTTTTAGTTTTGTTGAGACATTCTTCTTTGTAAGTTTAGGCATTACGTTTATTTTAATCTTATTGTTGGTATACCATTTTAGGCAGCGATTTATATCACTAGAACAGAAATGTGATACAATGTTTGAGCTGATTAATAATATTGTAACTGAATTAAACAATGAGCGGCGGTCTACACACGGATTTGGTGTAACCTCTCCACCCGTACTGTTTTATCCTGAACCAGATGGTCGAACCGCAGTAGGTGGTCAAGCCGAGAAACCCGAACCATTCACCGATATGAATGATAGCGACGATGAGACCAGTGATGATGATGATGATGATGAAGATAGTGATGAGGCAGACAGCGATGATGAATATAGTAACAGCGATGAAGACTGTGATAGTGAAGATGATAGCGAGTCTGCACCCATTCACATTGCACCCATTGAAGAGACCGACAATCATTCAGTGAAGGTTATTTTGCTAGACCAAGTAGAAGAACTAACTGAACTACCGGTTGAGGCGATGGACGATTCAGAAAGTGATGATAATGATAAGCCAATTGATTTAGTGGCATCCGAACCAATTGTAGTAGAAAAGTTGGACGTGCAACATTTAGAACAAGTGCCAGCAGAGCCCCATGCAGAAAAAGTGGCGAATGAAGTATATAATAAGATGTCTATACAAGCATTAAAGACACTGGTGATTACAAAGGGATTAAGCAGTGACCCCAGTAAAATGAAAAAGGCGGAATTGATTAAGTTGTTAGAAACAGGCAGTCAGTAAAAACATTACGGATTATAATATATCCAAAATATATATTATAATGTTTTCATCTTCATCTGAATATACAAATCTAGACAATGCATATGCGAAACCCAGCTTTGAGTTTTCGCGCACAATGTATCCGGTACATACGAATATTCAATTTCCGAATATACCCAAGACCGTTCCGGCCAATTGGCAATCAGAAGACGCGAATAACGCCGAGTTGATAGCAAATACCGGAATAACTACAAACTGGCAGTATCGCAAATATTTAACGGAGAATGCAAAAGATATTATGGAGTATAACTATCGCGAGAGCAACAACGAGAACGGAC